CGGGTATCCAATATCTGTATTTTTGCTTTCCATTGCTTTCGCGTTATAAAACATGAAGGTCCCAAGGGTTTAACTTTAAACCTGAAGGTATCTCATGTATTAACAATGCAAGCTCTTGGAGGTTATGTTATAGATGATATGGCCCCTCTTAAACGCCGTGTTCGTCGATCAAGGGCAGGTTTTCCGTTGTGAATACCAGTACGTAGTAGGTTTTCTTTAATGAAAAAGGATGTTTCTGTAATTCGATTTTGGACAACTTTAATGTCTCTTTATCGAATTTTGGATTGTCCTCCTCAAGTGAACTTGGGGACTATTACTGATCTGGGTGTGGATTGATTGGCACTAGCGGCCAAGGCTTCTTTGATAGAACCTTTAAAAGAGGTTATCAAGAGGTTTTGGGACCGGCTAGATCTAAAAGATTTGCAACAGCGATGAAAATCAGACCCGATAATTCCTTTTCCTATCGGTACTTCTTCACCCTCTACATCCAATTTAGTTTGGAGTAGGGATAAGGAAAGACGGTATTTGTATCCTCGATATTATTCCTCTTCTTATTGGTCCATTCTCGCTTCATCGCGATTATGGTTAGCCAAAAAGAATGAATGATTTCTTGAACACTTACAGGTTTACCTTGAGGAGTCTGATAGTAGGGAGTTTTTCCTTTCTAACCTTTGATATTCTGGTACGTCCGAATACAAAGTCCCGGATAATATTCCGGGCCACTTGTATTCTGAAGGACGTTACTCTAGATTCTTAGGGAAGTTAGGGTTTAAAAACGAGCCGGCAGGGAAAGTTCGAGTGTTTGCGATGGTTGATGTCTGGACACAGTGGTTGTTCTATCCTTTACACCGTCTGCTTCAAGATGCTCTTCGTCGTTTAGACGAGGATGCTACTTTTGATCAGATTGGTGTGTTGGAGCGAAAATTGCCTCTTATGAGAAAATACCGTAAGGCGAAAGCCTTTTCGTATGACTTGTCTGCGGCAACGGATAGACTACCTGTTTTATTACAGGTTTATATCCTAACTCCAATTATGGGGTATCGAGCAGCTGTGGCCTGGGCGAACCTACTTATTACCCGTAAGTACCAAGTCCCTTCTAGGGCTCGGGAAACTTATGGGATTAAAGAAACCTCGGTTGCCTACGCTGTAGGTCAGCCGATGGGAGCATTATCATCTTGAACTATGCTAGCCATATCACATCATATAATCGTCCAATGGGCGGCATATGTTTGTGGCGCGTCGCAATTAGGAAAATGATACTTTAAGGATTATGTGGTTTTAGGTGATGACATTGTGATTTTTGATCCAAAGGTTGCTCACAGTTATTATTATATAATGACTAAGATCCTTGGGGTTCAAATAGGGTTAGCGAAGTCTCTGGTTTCCAAGTCTTCTTGGACTCTGGAATTTGCTAAGAAATTCTTTGTGGATGGGAAACGGGCTTTCTATGTCCCTTTTAGGGATATAGTGGTTACGACCTTGTCGACAAGTGCGATGAGCGAGTTCATGTGCAAACATGGATATAGCTTTAGCTCCTATTTGAAACTTCGGGGATGTGGGTATAAATCTAGATCAAAGGTTTTTGCCAATGTCTGATCTATGCCAAATCGGCTTAGAGTGTATTTTGTGCTTGATCGGTCTCGAGACCTTGATTGGTTATCTTGGATCTCTTTACGTAGTTATAATTCATCCTATCGGATCGACACTGAGGGTGCGATTGGTTTAATCCATGAGCTCCTTCGTGTTCGAAAAGGTAGGTTAACTACGTTAATGAGAAGACTAGATGATCAGAGGTATCGAGATTCCTCTCTTTCGGCACACCATCCTTTCTTTATCCAGCTTCGCAATTCCGATGTGAACCGTTTTGTTCACTCCGTGGTGTACCCTATGGGATTAAATTCTCAGCAGGACCTACCAGGGTTAGAGTTTGAATTAAATTCTTTCTTTGGAAGCGGATGTTCTACATTGGATGGACTGAGTGTAACACAGTTACTTCAGTTCGCGGAGTTTTTACGAGAAGGGAATATGGTGTACGAGGAGCGATCTACGCAGATATGCTCATTAGGTTGATTCGCCCCGGTCGCCAGCATAAATCAATTTAGAGATTTACAGCAGGCATACCGAGACTGGGTTCGATGAAATTCCTATTTTGTGTCAAGTGAGCGAAGATATAAAGAGAAAAGGGTACCAGGAGCGTGAGGACCATTCCAGGAGATCACTTTTGATGGGTGAGTTCCGAGAGGGGCTTACTCTTTCTTTCCTTGAAGGGCCTTCTTGCGATCCTTTTGGATTTATGCATTGTCGGCCTCGTTAGGTTAGAGTTTGCGGACCAGATTTGAG